TCCAGAAGGTGACAATTTATACTTTACAAACGAAAGAGTAAATGCTGCTGCAACAGGATTATTTGTTCACGCAAATCATACAAACTTAACTGCACAATTTTTAAATAATCAAATAGTATTAAGTGCTTCAGGTGGTGGAGGTGGAGGTGGAGCAAGTTTATTGGTATCAGCAAGTGCACCTTTATCTCCAACAGAAGGAGATGGATGGTTTGAATCAGATACTGGAACATTCTATGTATTTGATGGAACATACTGGGTAGAAGTAAGTACCAATGTATCGATCAATGCTGAATCTGCTCAAGATGCAATAGCACCATTATTAAATCATGGATTTCACGAAAACATTACTGCAACATACAACGATGCTTCTAATAAAATTATTCTTTCTGCATCAGCAGGTGGCGGGGTAGGAAATGTAATATCGGTCAATGGACAAGAAGGAGTCATTGTATTAACAACTTCTAACATAGCAGAAGGAACAAATAGATATTTTACAAATCAAAGAGCAATAGACGCTGCAAGTGCAGTATATTTATCTGATGCTACAGCAAGTACAAAATATTTAGAACAAACAAATGCTGCCTCTACATACGTAACACAATCAAATGCAAATACTTTATATGCACCTAAAAACTCTCCAGCCTTTACAGGAATACCAGTTGCACCAACTGCAGCAACTAACATAAATACAACTCAAATTGCAACAACAGCATATGTAAAAAATCAAGCATACTTAACAACAAGCATACTTAACAACAACAAACGCTTCATCAACATATTTAAGCCAAATTGATGCAGATAATATTTACCAAACAAAGGCAGACGGAATAACTGGTGTAAATGCTTCTGCAGCATTTTATGCAAAAACAGGTGGCCCAATATCTGGAAACATGTCAGTTAGTGGAAGTGCAAATGTTACTGGGAATGTAACGATTGGTGGAAACCTTACAGTATCTGGTTCATCAACAATTATTAATGCTGAAACAATTCAACTAGCAGATAACACAATAGTTTTAAATTCAAACGTTACTGGAGTACCTACAGAAAATGCGGGTATAGAAATTGAAAGAGGAGATCTTAACAATGTCTCTATTAGATGGAATGAAAGTAATGATTATTGGGAATATACAACTGATGGAACAATATATCGTGCTTTAGGTGGAGGAGCGGTTCAGTATGCTCCAGGAGACCCATCTCTTACAGATCCTAATATTCTTACAGGAACAGTATGGGTAGAATCAGATGTCACTGGCTCAGCCATAAACGTTAATGACTACCTAACCAAAGTTGATGCATCAGCAACATACCTTACTCAGGTAGGTGCTAGTTCACATAACTTCACCAATAACGAAAGTGTATAATGGAACTACATGGATAATTGCTTCAGGTGCTGATGCAGGACTCCATCCATTCTTTACGGCGGGGATATAATGGCAAATAATTACAAATCACCAATTCAAGTTAAGCCTAGTGCTAACACTCTTACTACTCTTTATACAGTACCTGCTTCAACACAAGCAATTTTTTCTGCAATTAACATTTGCAATACAGCATCTACAGATGCTACATTTAGAATTGCATTTAGACCAGACGGAGAAGCAATAGATCCAAAACACTATATAATTTTTGATGCAACAATTGCTGGAAATGATACCTACATGATTAATCAAGGTATGTCTATGGATACAACAGATGTATTATCAGTTTATGCTTCCTCAGCAAGCGTTTCCTTTACAGGTTTCTATGCTGAGGTGACTGCATAGTGGGAGTAAGTAATTTAAGATCTGTATCTTTAACACAAAATGCATTTTCTAGAAGCGAACTACTTACATTAATACCATCTACTCCAGAGCCTGCATTATTTAACTATTTAAATAGTGGACTGAACCAAGGCTTAACAAAAAATCAACTATTAAGTGCCTCAAGATATTTAGAATATATTCAAGGACAAGGATGGTCTACATATTCATCAGGTGGAATATATTATGCATATAAAAGATATTTAGGAAGTGAAAATAATATAAGTTTTAATTTATTTGCAGGAAATTCAATTAAAGTTTTAATTGTTGCTGGAGGTGGAGGTGGTGGAGGATCATATCGTGCTGGTGGAGGTGGTGCAGGAGGTTTAATATATAGCGATTCAGTTAGCATAACACCTGGTCAAACTTATAACTTTGTTGTTGGTGGAGGTGGAGCACCAGGAAACGCAAATACAAGTGGTGGAATTGTTAATGGATCACCTGGAGGAAATTCTTCTGCTTTTGGATTAACAGCAATAGGTGGAGGAGGCGGTGGATCATCAGATAGTTCTCAAGCAGGTGGAGTTGGTGGATCTGGAGGTGGAGGTTGGTATAACGGAACTTTTGGAAATGGAACTACTGGTCAAGGAAATAGAGGTGGAGTTCCATCAACATCTGCTCCCTATGGTTCTGGTGGTGGAGGTGCTGGTGCTGTAGGGGGAAATGCTCAAGGCGGTCAGCGTGGAGGAGATGGATTGCAATATAATCTAACAGGAACAAATACCTATTATGCTGGCGGAGGTTCGTCTTCAGATTTTGCAACAAACAGTGGTATTGCTGGCGGACTTGGAGGTGGAGGAACTGGTTATAATGGTGGATCAAATACAGTAAATGCTAATGGACAAACAAATACAGGTGGAGGTGGAGGTGCTGGCGGAAACGGTGGTAGTGGAATAATTATAGTTAATTTTACTTTTACAATACCAGTATCATTCGGAGCATAATATGACAATTAGAGTAGCAAGAGTATGGAATGGAACAGGTTGGGATGAAATATCATCCGTAATATCTGGTGCTAGAGTTTTTTATCAAAACAATGCCCCATCATCTCCATTACTAGGAGATATTTGGACAGATGCAGATGGTCCAGATACCAACATAAATACTAATGACTTTGTTTTAAAAGCAGATACTGAATATATAAAATATGGATCTTCTACCCCGACAAATCCAGATACTGGAACTGTTTGGATTGACTCAACAAATGTTATTAAACCAATAACCAAAGTGTATAATGGAACTACGTGGATTGTAGCATCTGGTGCAGCAAGTGAATCAGGTTTTCATCCATTTTTTGGAGCATAAATGGCAAACACATATAAATCACCAGCACAATTGGTGCCATCGGCACAAACGCTAACTACTCTTTATACAGTTCCTGCTTCAACACAAACTGTAACTTCAAATATTCACGTGTGTAACTTTGGTGGAACTTCAGCATCAGTTAGAATTGCAGTAAGACCAGAAGGTGCTTCAATATCAAGTCAACATTATTTATTTTATGGACTAATGATATCTCCATTTGATACAGTTCAACTAGGAGATGGAATTACTATGGATGCCGCCGATGTAATGTCAGTATGGGCATCAACAGCAAGCGTAAGTTTTAATTTATCATATGCGGAGGTAACAGAGTAATGCCAATTAGTTCATTAAACTCAACAAATAAAAACATTAGTGGATCATTTATTAATGCTAGTGGAGGATTAGAGACAACAATAGCAGTTGGATCAAGTAATTATCGTGTTCACACATTTTATGCAACATCTACATTTAATGTTTTACAATTAGGAGAATCTCCAAACAATACAATCGAATACTTGTGTGTTGCAGGTGGTGGAGGTGCAGGTTCACCAAACAGCGGTACATCAGCAGGTGGTGGAGGTGCTGGTGGAATGAGAAGCGGATCTTTTACACCATTATCAGGAAGTCATACAATTACAGTTGGTGGTGGAGGTGCTCCAGGTTCACCAGGAAATAGGGGAAGTAACGGACAGAATTCAGTAATAGATATTCCTAATATTACATCTTTAGGTGGAGGCGGAGGAGGATCTTCATACGGCAATGATAGTGGTTTGAATGGAGGATCTGGCGGTGGCGGTGGAGAAAGAAATGGCGTGGGTTCTTCAATATATCGTGGCTTAGGAACAGCAGGTCAAGGAAATGATGGAGGTCATTCAACTTCACATACATCACCAGTTTATGGTGGTGGAGGTGGAGGTGGTGCTGGAACTGCTGGATTTACTGGTACTGGAAGTTTTGGTGGAAACGGTGGAGCAGGTGCACTATCTTTAATAAATGGCACATCAACACATTATGCAGGTGGTGGAGGTTCTGGATCTCATCAGTCTGCAGGAAGTGCTGGTGTTGGAGGAATTGGTGGTGGAGGTTCTGGTGGATATGGTACAGGAAGTACTACTCCAGGATCTAGTAATACAGGTGGTGGTGGAGGTGCTGCTGGACAAGGTGGAGCACAAAACTCATCTCCTGGCGGTAGTGGAATAGTAATTTTAAGATACAGGATTTCATAAACTATAATATAAAAGGAGGTAATAAATATGGCACATTTTGCAGAGATAACAGAAGGAAATGTTGTTTCTAGAGTAATTGTTGTTGATAACAATGATTGCAAAGATGCCGAAGGTAATGAATCAGAAGCAGTAGGTGCTGCATTTTGTAACACACTTTTAGGCGGTATTTGGAAACAAACATCTTACAATGGTAATATTCGTAAAAACTATGCAGGTATTGGATATACATATGATGAAGGTAGAGATGCCTTTATACCCCCAAAACCTTTTAGTAAATGGGTATTAAACGAAGATACATGTAATTGGGAAGCACCTGTTTCATATCCAGAGGGCGAAGATCGCTATACATGGAATGACAATAAAGGAGAATGGGAACTAGTAGTAGTTTCTGAATAATGGCAAAACCAACTTATGTATATGATGGAACAAATTGGGTTTCGATAGCAGGTAGTAGTGAATATCCTGTTAGATACTCTGCTACATCACCAACTAATGCTTCACAAGGAACTTTATGGATAGATACAACTGATCCAGCAAGTCCAATAATGAAAGTATATGATGGTAACATGTGGCTTGAAATATCAGGAGCAGGAGGCGGTGGAGGCTTAAAAACTAAGTTTCTACTAATGGGAGCATAATGGCAGCAACAGAGACAATTAAAACACCTTCATTTGTTAATCCAACATCAAATACTTTATCAACACTTTATACCGTTCCAGCAGGAACTCAAGCAGTTATTTCTACAATAAATGTTTGTAATACAGCATCAAGTGATGCAACATATAGAATTGCAGTTACATCTGGAGGATCTCCAGTATTAGGAAATTATTTAGTTTATGATGCAACTATTGCGGGTAATGAATCAATTTCATTTACCCAAGGTATAACCATGGATGAAGGTGACATTTTGGCGGTATATACAAATAGTGCATCATTATCATTCAATGCTTTTAAAATGGAGATTGTTCCATAATGGCAATTAATAGTAGTAATAATAATAAGACAACTGGAAAATCTTTAACATACTCAGAAATACAAACTTTAATTGCTAATGGAATGACTAGTGATAATATATCTTATCAAATTTCTCAAGGAAAAAATTATAATCAAGTTTTACAAACAGTATTAACTGGGCCATCAAGATATTTTACTGCAACTGGTGGAACAGTTACAACATCTGGAAATTATCGAATTCATACCTTTACAAATAGTGGAACATTTTCTGTTTCAAATGCTAATTTTGGTGATACAAATTCTTTTAACGGAGTTATTGAATACCTATTAGTTGCTGGCGGAGGTGGCGGTGCTGGTAATGGTGGAGGTGGTGGTGGAGGTGCTGGAGGTTTTATAACAGATACAATTACACTAACATCTCAAAATTACTTAGTTACAGTTGGAGCAGGTGGCCCTGGAACAAGCAATGATAATTTAAAGGGAGTTAATGGTGATAACTCAGTTTTTGGTGCAATCACAGCAATAGGTGGTGGTGGAGGTGGAGATTATCAAGGAAGTGGTGGAAATGGTGGATCTGGTGGTGGAGCAGGAAGAGATTCTGGAGGAGCAGCAGGTGGTAGTCCAACTTCTAATCAAGGAAATGTTGGTGGTAGTGGACCAGGTTCTAGTTATGCTTCTGGTGGCGGTGGAGGAGGTGCTGGTGGCTCTGGAGGAAATGGTAGCGGAACTGGTGGTGGACCAAGTGATGCTGGAGATGGAGGAAATGGTGGGATTGGACTTCAATCTTCAATAAACGGAACAGGAACTTATTATGCTGGTGGTGGTGGAGGTGCATCTTACGGTAGTCGGTCTGGTGGAACTGGAGGTTTAGGTGGTGGAGGAAATGGTGGAACAAATAACGTAACACCTATTAACGGTTCATCAAATACTGGTGGCGGTGGCGGAGGAAGGCATAGTGGATTTGGATCTAATGGTGGTAGTGGGATATTAATTGTGAGGTATCTAATTTCATAATGCCAACACAATTTCCCTTAAGCCCAACAGTTGGAGATCAATACGATTTAAATGGAACTTTATATCAATGGAATGGAGAAGCGTGGATAGTTGTTTCTAACATTTCATCTGGTGGAGGTGGAGGAGGAACTGCAACCAACATAGCAACAACATGGTGGTTCGGGGTATAATAATAATATGGCAAACTTAACTAGATTGCTATTTAGCGGGTTCCTTAAGACTTTTATCAGGCAATCCATATGAAACCTTTAGGGTAGCAATGAACGCTAACGACAGAATTTATGCAAGAAGTACAACTGCATCAGTTTCCTTTTTAACACAGGGAATTTTGCAAGATTAACAAGGAGGTAGCGTGTTTTTGTAATTATAAACATGCTATAATAAAATTATGCCAGGCTATGCTCATCAAACAAATGCTTCTCAGGTTATCGTAGATGAATATTCATTTGATGATTTGGTTGATAAAAAATTCTACGGAATAAAATTCAATCCAAAAACTGGCAAAGCAGTAGTAGATGTAGTAGGATCAGGTGAAGTAATCTCTCTTCCAACTAAAGGTATTATTAGTGATGAAGATTATAAAACTTGGATAAGTTCTACAAGACATTTACAATTCTACTGGAAGGAAGACGGAGATAAAGACCGTCTTATAGTGGAGGTTCAATAAGATGCCACAGCCAATTGATTTAGGCAAATTAAGATTTAGTTACAACGGTGTATTTGACAACGGCAAACTTTATGAAGTTAACGATGTTGTAAAATACGGCGGTAGTGCATATGTTTATATAAATAACAATTCAGCATCAGGAAATAATCCAAGTAATCAAACATACTGGTCACAAATGGTTGACGGTATTCAATACGAAGATGATTGGTCAGCCTCTGCATCTTATCAAAAAAATGACGTAGTAAAATACGGTCCACAAACTTTTATTGCATTATCAGATAATACAAATACAGTTCCAACTAACACAGCAACATGGGATACATTTACTGGTGGTATTGAATATGTTGGAGTATGGGCTTCTGCAGCAACATATTTTCCAAAACAAGTTGTAAGACTTGGAAATGGACACCATTTACTGCAGGTTTTGAATACTTAGGTTTATGGACAGCATTAACTCCTTACTTACCTGGAGACATAGTTAATGATGGAGTTTCTGCATTTTTAGCAGTAGGTGAGTTTACATCTGGAGCAGACTTTGCATTAGAAAAATTAGATACATCTAAATGGGAATTGTTTGTACAAGGTGCAGATTATCTTCCATCACAATTAGGTCAAGCAGGAAAAATTTTAACAACAGATGGAAACAATCCACTGTGGGTTAGAGATGTTGAATTAGGCGAAACAGTAGTATTAGAAAAACTTTTTGTAGGACCAGAAGCACAATCATTTAATGCTAGTGCAGCATTAACTTCTCCAATTGCAGTATTTGCATTAGACTCAGGAGAAGATGCATATGCACAAGTAGCATTTCAAAACGTATCAGCAAGTTCTTCAACAGATTTAATTGTTTACGCAGATAGCGGAGACGATACATCTGATTCTTCCAGATAATCGTGTACATATTGAAATTGCAACAGAATCTACAAATCCATCAAATGGTGCGTTAACAGTACTTGGTGGTGCTGGTGTACAAGGTAATCTAAACGTATTAGGTAATATGGGAATTCAAGGTAATATTAATCTTCAAGGTAACATTACAATTGGTGGTGGACAATTTGTAACTGAAAACTTGTCATCATCTGACCCAATTCTTTTCGTTGGTAACGCAAACCCAGCAAACGACTACGATCTAGGATTTATGACAGAACAAAAACTTCCAAGTGCAAGTGCAAGAGCACTTTTTGGTATGGAAAGAATGACAGCAAGTGCAGTATTGTTAGAAACAAAACAATATGGTGGCACTTTTGTTGAAGTAGTTGCTGGTGTCAATGTTCCAGTAGGTGCTCCAGCAAACGTATGTAATGTAACTTTAGATACAATTCATGCGTTAAAAGTTGGAGACTATGTAGAAATAGCAGGATTAACAGATACAAATCTAAATGGAATACAACTTATTAAAAGATCATAATAACAATCAGTGGTATTTACTAACTGGACTTGAAGATAAGCCATTAAATGATATAGATATGGATGATATTACTTGCGATGTATTGAACGTAGGTTCATTAAGAGCAAAATATGGGGTAAACGTATTCTCTACCGAAGCAGAAAGAGATGAAATAATACCTGATCCAAGTCATGGTACAATGGTTTATGTGCAAACAAAAAAGGCACAACAATATTACAGTAGTCAAGAAAGATGGGAAAGTATCGAGTTCGATAGTTTCGTATCACCACTTCTACTGATGGGAGTATAAAATGGCAATTTCCAATTATAAGGTCTTAGGACAAGTTACCTCTGGATTATATGAAAGACTTCCAGTTAAAACAAGAGGTTTGACAACAAACCAAGCATACTTTGAAACAACAACACCTCACGGTTTAACAGTAGGAGATCGTGTAGAAGTTTGGTCAACAGATCAATCAATCATGAATCGCCGCCGTGTAGTTGCAAAACTTGGCAAAAACGATGACACTAACCCAACAACATACTTTACAGTTCCACTAACAAATGCAAATATTACAGATGCAGCACAAACAGCAGCATATGTTTACTCATATGAAAATGCTCAAGGAAAAAGAGTTTTAAATAAACAAAAAACAGGTGGCATTGTTACTTTAATTACAGATGGTAATCACAATGCAGCAGCAGGAGACTTAATAACAGTTGACATCAACGATGCACAATATGATGGAGATTGGGTAATCTTTGATTCAGTATCTTCAAGTGCTTTTAGATACATTGCTCTTGGAGCAGATCAATCATCAGCATCAGTTATTACAGGAACAGCACCTGGTGCAGTAGCAATTCAAAAAGCCAACACAGTATTTACAGTTGGAACATCAGAACAAGCGATTATTTCAACACTAGCAGTTTCTAACACACTAACACACTCATGCTACTTCTATGCATATATAGTAAAAAGCGGAGATTCAAAAACATCTCCTCCAGATAAATCAATAATTGCAAATAGAGTTTCGTTAGATCCAGGTGAAACCTACAGCATGACCATGGGCTACACATTAGATCAAGGTGACGCACTAGTTGTTAGGGCTTCCCATGCTGGTATCTACTTTACTGCATTCGGAACGTTACTGAAGTAAGGGGGGTACTTATAAGTGACCCTAACCAGAACAAAAAATACTAACAGGTTAGCAACATTATTTAATACAGCATTTACATCATATGAATCTATTGATTTAGATCGTGCTGGTCATTATAAAACAATATTTGACAAAGGATCAGGAAATGGTCAACACTATACACAGCCAGGAACAAATTTTGGAGAATGGGTTTTAATACCAGAACAAACTTTTACTGGTGAAGTAAAAATGTGGGGTGCAGGTGGTGGATCACATAATGATTCTGGTGCTTCAGGTGGTGGAGGTCACGCAAGATCATTAGTTACATTTTATAAAGACAAGCCTTATACACTTTGGGTAGGACAAGGTGGAAGTTATGCCTATCACAATCATGATAGCAATGGAAATAGAACCAACCCATGGGAATCTGGTGGATTTGGTGGTGGTGGAAACGGCGGACACAATGCTGGCGGTGGTGGTGGAATGTCTGCAATATTTTATAACACTCATGGACTAGAAGGAATGAGTGGTTCACAATTTAGCCACGGAATAGCATCAACTTTTGAAGGACCAAATCAGTCTAATGCTATATTAGTAGCAGGTGGAGGTGGTGGACAAGGACATCACGGAACATCAAATCATGGACAAGGTGCAGGCGGTGGTGGACAACATGGACATCATGGACATGCACAAAATCACGCACATCAATATGACGCAGCACACGCTTGGCGTGATGGATCATATGGTTCTGGTGGATATAGAATGCATGGTGGACATGGTGGAGCATCTTCTTATACAGGTGGTGGAGGTGGAGGATACTGGGGTGGTGCTGGAGGAACACATAGAGGAACTGGCTCTCATCATAACGGTGGTGGAGGTGGAGCAGGTCACGCATTAGATTTATACTCAACTCCAGAACATTGGAATTATTGGATTAAAGAAAAATATCCAAATATTGTTAGAAATTCAACATTAGAAATTGCTCCAGGAAATCATCAAAATCATAATCCAGCACCAGCAGCATCAACCGATGTTGACGCAAATAGTTCGCAAGGATGGGGAACAGGTAGTGGCAGAACTGGAAGTTCTCATGGTGGCGGTAATGGTAGAATGATTATAAGGACAGTGGCCACATAATGACTAATTCAAGTTCAAAAAGAAAAATTGATACAGACGTATCATTAGATAATTATGCTTATTATTATTTAAAAACTCCAAGTGGTGCTTTAAGTAAAGATCAAATTGTAGATAATACAAATAGTTATGAACATTCATATACCGCAATTAAGGGAGAAATGTTTAATGTTGGCGGTGGAAGTATATTTAGTACTGAAACTGAATATCAATTAGATTACGGCTCACATGTTTTATATCCAAAAAATGATTTTACTGCATGGGTTTCCTTATGGGGTGCAGGTGGCGGTGGAGCAGACCCATCAGGTGGAAATTATGGTGGTGGAGGAGGATTTACAAGAGGTCTAGTAAAATTTAAAGCAAACACTCCATACACAATAGTTGTTGGAGAAGGTGGACATTGTGATAATGCATCAACACATGGTGGTGGTGGAAGAGGTCACTCATCAGGTGGTTCTGGTGGCGGTCTTACAGGTCTATTTATGAACGTAGATCATAATGGCAGAGGAGATTGGGGTCACACAGACAATACTCCAGTTAGAAGAGATCAGGCATTGTTAGTTGCAGGTGGTGGTGGAGGAAAAGGCCATCATGGATCTGCACATCATGGTAGCGGTGGCGGTGGCGGTGGCTGGTATGGAAGAAGTGCACATAACGTTTCTGGAGCAACTCAATTTAATGGTGGATCTGGTGGATATAATAACGGAGGTCGTGGTGGGTCTGGTCACGGATTTCATGGAGGACACTCTGGATCAAACACTTCTTGGCTAGGTGGAGGTGGAGGTGGTTGGTATGGCGGTGGTGGCGGAGGTCATACATCAAATCATCATAATGGCGGATCTGGTGGATCAGGTCATCATGCTATGCCTTCAGAAGGTGGATCTTTTCCAAATAGCGAATTATCAAAATACTTAGTTACAGCACATACACTATCTTCAGCATCTTATCATAATTTTAGATCAGATAAACCAGCAAATTGGCTAAACGACTATGCTCACAACAAAGCAAGAAATGGAAATCATGTTGGAAGAGGTGCCGCTGGAAATGATATGACACACGGCTCAAGACATGGAAAAGTTGTAATAAATTTTGCTCCAGGGTATTTAAAGAATGCTTATAATACAATAGAACAGAATCCAATGCCATTATCATTTAATCAAGGAAACACTAGATATGACAGGAATTAAAGAAAATCAGCCAATAGCACATATTTTTAATGAAGCCTTAGCAGAGCATAAAGATGTCTATTGGAAAGATAAAAATCAAGGAAAAATATTTGCAGAGGGCTTTGGTCAAACAACACATCAGTTTGATCACAATGAACCAGGACATTTTGATTTTGGAAGAAAATATGGAATATGGACAATAATTCCTTATAGATCTTTTTATGGAACAGCAAAAGTGTGGGGTGCAGGTGGGGGTGCTAGAGGTTATGATACTGGAGACGCAGTTGCTGGTTCAGGAGGATACTCTAGTGCTACAGTTAAATTTTTAAAAGATATTCCTTATACAGTTTTAGTTGGTCAATCACCAGGTCACATTACACATAGACATAGTGGTGCTGACGTTCGTGACAATTATGGACAATCTGGATCTTTTGGTAACGGTGGAGGTGGAGCAACTCACGGTGGTCCAGGAGGTGGCCTATCTGGTATATTTTTTAATACATTTGGAAATCATGGTGGTCCAGGTCATGGGCATGGTGCTAACCATACTTCATTCAGATCAATTGGAAGACAAAATGCTTTAATTATTGCTGGCGGTGGCGGAGGCTCAGGACATCATAGTACTGGTCATCATGGAACTGGAGCAGCAGGTGGTGGAACAAATGGAACTAGTGGACACAATGCTGGTGGTGGCTCACAAACAGGTGGTGGTGGAAACTGGGGACACGGATCACAAGCAGGCTACTCACTACACGGTGGACACGCAGGAGACGGAGGAAACTCTGGAGGCGGCGGAGGTGGATGGTTTGGTGGTGCTGGTGGAACACATCATAGTAATCATCATAATGGTGGCGGTGGAGGTTCAGGACATTTGCTAGATTTACATTCAACAGGTGGGTATCCAAATAATTGGATTAAAACAAAGTATCCAGATTTAGTAACAGATGGATATTCAGTTAATGGTAAAACAACGCATCAAAATCATAATATTAACCCTGGATACCATGCAGACTCAGATTGGATGGGTGCAGGTCAAGGTGGAGGATCTCAAGGTCAATCAAGTGGAGAACAAATTTTTGGAAGAACTGGATTAGGTGGAGGATGGGATCATTCGGGGTATCCTGGAAGAGTAGTAATTTCTGCAAATAGATGGGTAGGTACTGACTAATGACTAATATTAGATCTAAAAATGAAAAACAAGTTACTTATGAATTAACAAGACCAAATGGATCATTGTTTACATACACTGCTACTCCATCAACACATTTTTCAGATTCAAAAACAAAAAGAAAAGGTGAAATCTTTAATGTTGGTGGTGGATCTTTTTATAGAGACTATAATTCAAGCGGTGAATGGTGGTTTGATTTTGGATCACATGTATTAAAACCACAAAATGACTTTTTAGCATGGGTTCAAATGTGGGGTGCTGGTGGTGCAGGACAACATAGAAGTGGAGACAATGCTGCTGGTGGTGGAGGATTTACACAAGCACTAGTTCAATTTAAAGCACAAACTCCATACACAATTGTCGTTGGTCAAGGAGGAAATTTTGATAACGTAGCAACACACGGTGGTGGTGGAAGAGGGCATTCGTCAGGTGGTTCTGGCGGAGGTCTTTCAGGTTTATTTATGGGCTCTACTCATTTTGGTAAAAGTTCATGGGCACATACCACTACACCAGTAACACAATCACAAGCATTGTTGGTTGCAGGAGGTGGAGGTGGAAAAGGTTATCATACTCAATCACATCACGGAGCAGGTGGTGGAGGTGGTGGTTGGGATGGAAGAAGTGGTCACAACTCTGGTGGAGGTGGACAAACAGGTGGTGGCGGTGGTGGATACAACGGTGGACAAGGTGGACAGGCTTTACATGGAGGACACTCTGGATCAAACACTTCTTGGCTAGGTGGAGGTGGAGGTGGTTGGTATGGCGGTGGTGGCGGAGGTCATACATCAAATCATCATAATGGTGGTGGAGGTGGATCAGGACATTATGCTTATCCATCAAACATTGCCACACAAGCAAATAACGATAAGGCACAATATATAATTACAGGTCATACCTTAAGAGCACCTGGTGATCATGGAACTCAAACACCAATGCCAGCAAATGATAGAAATCCACTAGCACAAGGTGACGGTGGGTTAGCAGGATTAGGTGGAAGAGGATCAGAAGTTGGTCAAAGCGATAAAGAAGGTCAGAAACATGGAAAAGTTGTAATAACTTTAGCACATGAAATAATGAATAAATCAGAATATGTTTTTCCAACTCACACAGCACCTGGAGATAATAACGCCTGGTCTCAATCATATTAGGAGTAAAAATGATTAATTTTTCAATCACAAATCCTAACGGCCACGTTTTAAATAAAACAATATCTAACAATGATTTATTATTAAGTTTTGGTGGTGGTAATTTTGATATATCATACGGAGATAACGAAGATCTTGGATATGGATCTTTTACATTTATAGCAGATGAAGATTTTATAGCATGGGTTGAGTTATGGGGTGCTGACGGTGCAGCATATGGTGTAGATAAAATGAAAGATGCTTCAGGAATCGGTGGGTATACAAAATCATTAGTTAATTTTAAAAAAGATATACACTATACAATAACTGCTGGACAAGCAGGATACTTTAGAAATAAAAATACTCACGGTGGTGGAGGATCTGGATATATGATGGGTGGACAAGGTGGAGGACTAAGTGGTTTATTTATAAATACAGAATATTATGGAAAAAATGAATGGACAGATGATAACTGTCCAGTAATAAGAGAAAATGTTTTATTGATTGCAGGAGGTGGTGGAGGTAAAGGTGGTGGAAATGATGTTAAAAAATCAAAGGCTGGAAACGGTGGTGGTTGGGTAGGAACAGGAGCAAACAATTCATCTCCATCTACTCAAGATATTGAAAATAGTTCTTTAATTGGATCAAATGGCTTAAATTCTGGAAACAATGGTGGAGGTGGTGGAGGCTGGGTAGGTGGAAAATCAAATACAGATTTTAGAGTAAAAGATGTAGGAGGAAGTGGTGGATCTGGACACATAGTTCATAAAGAAGAATATGGAGAACAGCCAAACAATAATTTGAACGATCATATAATTGCGGGTATAACAAAATTTGGAGACTTTAGTAGACAAGACATATATAAGAAAGCAATAGATAAATCAAAATTTAGCATTGTAAGTGGATCTAGAGATGCTGTAAAAAATATGTATAAAAATATTTATATGCCCCAGCATGGAAGATTTATAATTCAACTATCTAATGAAGATTTTGATGATACCTACTACTTGCGTGAAATTAATCCACATGATATACTAGGTTAACACATAAGAAAAGAGATTTCATGAAGGTAAAAAAGATAGTTATAGTTGGTGGCGGATCTGCTGGATGGATGACAGCGGCTACCCTTATAAGAAAATTTCCAAATCACAACATTAGCCTTATTGAGCCCTCAGATATTAAAACAGTAGGGGTAGGCGAAAGCACACTAGGTGGAATTCGTAGATGGACTAGATTTATCGGATTAGATGAAAAAGATTTTTTTCCAGCAACAGACGCTTCATTAAAACTAAGTATTAAATTTACAGATTTTTATAAAAAAGACGATGGAGGATTTCATTATCCATTTGGAAAGCCATTACTTGATGGACCAGGAACTCCATCATTTAATCACTGGCATTTTAAAAAATTCTTTTATCCAGAAACAACAAAAGAAGATTTTGTTAGATGCTTGTTTCCAGCAGCAGCATTATTTGAAAACAATAGATTTAATTTAAATTATTTTAAAGACTTTGACAACTTTAACCCTGGAAATGATGTTGCTTATCATTTTGATGCAGACAAGTTTGGGTATTGGCTAAAAGAAAATTACTGTAAGCCAAAAGGTGTAATGCACATAGAAGGAAAAGTTGTAGATATAAAAACTAATGAGGATGGCATTGACTATCTAACATTAGACAATGGAAATAATATTACTGCAGATCTATTTGTAGACTGCACAGGATTCAAGAGCCTACTACTTGCTGGTGCACTAGAGGAACCATTTGACTCTATGGCAGAAATGCTACCAAACAATAGAGCCTGGGCAACAAGAATTCCTTATAGAAACAAAGATAAAGAATTAGAAGGCTTTACTAACTCAACAGCAATTGAAAACGGATGGTGTTGGAACATACCTTCATGGGAAAGATTGGGTGCTGGCTATGTTTATTCAGATAAATTTGCTACACCAGAAGAAGCATTAGAGCAATTTAAAAATTACTTGATGTCTGACAAAATGGTTATACCAAGAACAAAAGAAGAAATTGATTCCTTAGAATTTAGAGATATTAAATTCCGTGTAGGAATACATAATAGAACATTTGTTAAAAACGTAGTAGCAATAGGACTATCAGCAGGATTTATTGAACCATTAGAAAGCAACGGCTTGTATACTGTTCACGAATTCTTGTTTAAACTTATTGACACTCTTGATCGTGGAAACGAAATATCTGAATTTGATAGAGATATGTATAACGCAAGTACTCAAGTTATGTTTAGAGGATTTGCAAAGTTTGTTGCCTTACACTACGCATTAAGCCACAGAGACGATACTGAATACTGGAAGGCTATAAACAGAAAGCATTTTGCTGATAAAGCAGACGAAATGACAAGCCCATACATAGATAAGTCATCTTCATTTTATGATATGTCAATTAGATACCTAGATGGATGGGGTCATCCTATAGGAAATGCTGGAATTACATATATAGCAACAGGTATGAACGTAAACATGGTTAATGAGCAAAGAGCAATTCAGGTTCAATATGAAGAGCCAGATCTTAGCATATTAGAAAAAACTAACGAATATTGCAGGTTGTGGGAAGAAAGAAAGGCTAAATGGCAAAGAAATGCCATGAATTCTCCATTATTATCAGAATACCTATATCACACCTTCTATAAAAAAGATGAAGATACCAATAAAGAAGATATGATACAATTTTAAAAGGGAGTTAACATGACTATTGAATTTAATCCAGGTGTAGAAAATACAGAAACACCTATTTATGCAACAGAAACTCAAATTGATCCACAATTAAGACATTTTGCAAAAGTTTATAAATTAACAAATCAAGTAGTTAACTTTACAACATACAAAGAAGGAACAGATCTAAACGGTGGAATTCTTCCACAAGATTCAGATCACTTCTATTGGCTAGAATTTACACAAACAATTAGAAACTTACAAAACTCTTCATTGGGCATTCCAACACAGTTAGAAATTAAAGCATATGTTAACGGAGAACCAATTGGAAATATGGACGACTTTCAAGTAGGAGTTGTGTGGGAGCCTTCAATTAACAAATTCCTTCCTAAGGTTGAATTTGGAGATCTTTCAAGAGATATGTTCTACTTTGATCATACAACATGGCAATGGAAAGTTCCTTTGTATGAAGGTGGCAAGGTTCAAGTTTGGAACCCAATGACACGAAATTACGAAGAATACACATTTTCACAACAAGTAGAATAAAAAAAATAATGCAAAAAATTGAATTTCAGCCTATGGCTAAAGGCTTAGAGTCATTTTTACCAGCACCAATTCCATCAAGAAATACAATTCCTAATTGGTATAAGAATGCACCATTATATGTTAATAATGAAAAAGATTTTGGCATGCATCCAAATCCAGTTGCCAGTGTAAGCAATAGCACACTTAAGGGTTGTGTTCCATTTTTAGATGCTTTAACTACAGGCTACATGGCAGTTTTATCATCAGACGTTGAATTTAAAAAGGTCAATGGAGAAATAACAGTTAGATGGTTACAGCCAATAATTAAAATAGTTGAAGGACACAATATAGATCAGACCTTTATGTTACCAACAGAACATAAAGAAGAAAAATATGCCTCTAAATGGTTATTTGACTGGCATATAAAAACACCACCTGGATATAGTTGTCTTTATACTCATCCATTAAATAGACATGATTTACCATTTAGAACTTTTACAGGGGTAGTAGATACTGATACATTTCCAGACTCAGTTCATTTTCCATTTCAAATATTAAACTTTGAAGGAGAGAGAACAATAGTTCCAGCAGGAACCCCGATATGTCAGATCTTTCCTTTTAAAAGAGATTCTTGGGAATCAGATATTTTAGAATTTGAGGAAGGCAAAAAACAAAAGGCGGTATTTAAAATTCTAAGTTTTATCAATAGGTCATATAAACGTCAATTCTGGCATAAAAAGTCCTATAATTAGATTGTAAATGGTATAATTAACAAAGGTGATAATAAATGGCATTTCCCGCTACATATAACTTTAACTACTATAGAGGAGATACTTACTCCTTTTCAATTACCCCAAAAAATGCAAATGGGACATCCTTTGATCTAACTGGATACTCAGCAGTATTTAACATAGCAACTGCTAGAGGAGTTTCTGGAGTCTTTGTCTCAACAGCAACAGCAACAGTCAACACCAACTCTGGAACAGTTGATTGTGCAATAAGTCCAACAGTTGGAAATGACTTAGGATTAACCGTATATCACTATGATGTGCAAATAACAAAAAATAACAAAACATATACTTTGGTAACAGGAACCATTAATGTGACTCAGGACATCACTGGTGCAGGTGCATAATGCCTGATGTAATTTTAGAAAACGAAGCAGTAACAATATTTGGACCACCAGATGTAATAACAATGTCAATTGAACGTGGGCCTCAAGGAATTAAAGGGGATCGTGGCAACGTTATATACAACGGAGCAACTGCACCATTATCTAACCCTGGTGCCTTTACAACACTTCCTCCAGTATTAGGAGACCTTTATGTTCAAACAGGCGAGGGTAGTGCTGAATATGGAACTTTTTATATATATCAATTAGTAAGTGGAAGTCCTACATGGGTAATTAATATTAGATTTGATGATTTAGTAGATCAATTTTTTATAGACAATCCAAATTATTTATTAGACTATGTAACTGACTTTGATGCAGAATCAACATATTTAAAAATTGTAGATGCCTCATCAAACTATCTATCAAAATCATCTGCTTCATCTACTTACTTAACTCAGTTAGATGCAACTTCTACATACCTTCCAATATTGGCAGCAGAAAGCCAATATCTACAAAAACAAGAGGCTTCAGCAACATTCTTGCTAGCAACAACAGCATCTATTGCCTATGTTGAATTAGTTGTAGGAAACTCTGCTTCAGCGGGGTATGTTAAAAAGAAACAACCTATTACAAGCATAAGTGCTACAACATATACAATAAATCCTAATAATATTGCTGGTGTTTTGCTATTTACAAGTTCAAGCAACGTTAGCGTTACTGTCCCACTAGATGCTTCTCCATTTACAAATACAGATTTAGATATTGGTCATAAAATAGATGCTATTCAAATGGGAGATGGACAAGTTACATTTACTGGAGCATCTGGAGTAAGCGTTGTTGGAAATCCTGGAAATAGAACCAATGGACAATATTCTCAGGTTTCTCTTATAAAAGTCGGATCAAATTCATGGGTGCTTTATGGAAATACTGCAGCGTGATACAATTAAAAGGGTGATTAAATAATGCCATTTCCAGTTAGTTACGATATAAGTTATTACAAGGGTGACACCTTTGAACTTCTCGTTCAACCAAAAGATTCTTCAGGAACTGCCTTAAACCTTACAGGTTACTCAGGACTATTTACAATATCAACAGCAAGAGGAGACTCTGGAATTGTTGTTGGAAACGGATCTGCTTCAATAGTTAGTGGATCAAATGTATTTTGCACAATTCCATCTACAACAGGATCAGCATTCTTGGCAAGTTCTTATGTTTACGATATCCAGGTATCAAGTGGATCAATAGTATATACACTTCTTACTGGAAATATTAATGTTACACAAGATATTAGCGGGAGTTAATAATGGCAATTAATCTTGTTGTTCAGGATGACAATTTAACAGTATACGGACCACCTCAAACAATAGAACTAGCGTTAGATATTGGACCAAAAGGTGATAAAGGAAGCAAGATATATACTGGCCCAGGAGATCCAAATGTTAACTCTGGTCTATTTATAAATGATCCAGCATCTATATCAGATATATTTATTAGAAATGATCTAGGAGCAGATTACGGAGTTCTATATCAATACGTATCGGTTCCTGGTGGAAATGAATGGCAAACAGTATTAAGGTTTCAACCAATAACCTATAATGAAATACTATCTACAACATTTACATCTGGATCGGCATCATTTTTGATACCGTTAACATCTTTATATGAAAATGCTCCAGCAAACTTAACTTCAGATGATATAGCGGTTCAGTTAACACCAAACCACTCTTCTCCAGCAGCACTAACAGTAACAGGAAAATCCATACTTACAGCAGGATCTAGCAGATCACTACAAGTTTCATTAATGGGAAAGTCATTACATCCAACACTTTCAGATCTATCTGGATCAGTATCTATAACTGTAAATCTATCAATAGTGGTATAATTTTAAAAGGTGATACAAGTTGGCTAATCAAGGTCAGTTATTAAGTCAAATTTCTGGATATGAAGAAACAGAGTTTGATACTTTAATACCTCAAATTAACACTACAGCAGATATAGTTGAGGCATTTAAACAATACCACTATGGATATGCAGATTTTAATGGAACCGTTAATCCATCACCAAATAGTATTCACTCACATTTATTGAATATTGATACTAGACTTACCACTCAAGAAAACACTCCAACAGGTGGAGGTATAGTTCAAAACGATATTCCTCACTTAGTTATACGAACTGATAATTCAAAAACTACAGTTCCTGAAGGATATATATGGCTAGATCATAATGGAGAAACTCAAAATTTACAAAGTGCAGGGGTAGTAACTCTTTCATCAAATGAGCCATCAGCACCAACACACGGACAAGTTTGGGTAGATAGAGACTACGATTTAACTTCATTTAATGCTTCTTTATACGCAACTCAATCAGCATTTGATATACTAGAGAATACAGTAACACAACTTTCCATAAGGCTAGACGGCGTAGAAGCCCTAGCACTTGGACTATAGGAGAAAAAATGGCAAATCTATTCAAAGCATTATCTAGAGCAGCAGCAACAACAAGTGCTAGTTCAGTTTACGTTGTTCCAGCAGCAACAACAACTTTAATTAATAATGTTGTAGTTGCAAATACTGCAAGTGCAGCAGCAACATATAGCATTTTATTTAACGATGTTGCAATTGCATTAAATGCTTCTGTTCCAGCAAATGACTCTGTTATTTTAGATATGAAACAAGTTCTTGCTACAGGTCAAAGTGTTAAAACATACGCTTCAGCAACAACAGTAAACTTTCACATATCTGGCCTAGAGATAACAGCATAAGGGTTGACACCACCACTTAAAGGGTGTACAATTGTATCCATGTTCTTAAAGGAGGACAATTAATGGAATCATTACTAAATAAAAAAGTATTAGAGTCAGCACTCAATGCTTTTGTAATTGCACTTGTAACACAATTTACTGCTTCAGGTGCAGATATCACTGCCCTAACTGGTGACGCATTAGGAACTATCCTAAACTCAGCAGTTTCAGCAGCAGCATGGGTAGTAATTCGTGCAGTTAATCCAAAAGATGCTAAATTTGGATTTGGTGCAAAACCAGAAGTGGCATCAAAAGCCAAAAAGAAATAATTAATACTGAAAATAGGGGGGGTCTATAAAAGATCTCCCCTTTTTTTGTTCATGATATAATTTTAAAAGAGGATAGTATGCCAATAAAAATAGTTTCCAACAAATCTTTAACTGCTAATGAAGCAGAAATAACTACTACAGCAGATCACAACCTTTCTAGTGGGGACTACATAACTATTAACGGCGTTGACGCTACCTTTGATGGTAGTTTTACAGTTTTAGACGTTCCATCCTCTTCAATATTTACTTACGCAAAAGTTGCAGACAACGTTATTTCTACACCATCTTCAGGAAGCGTTATTTATGCTGAGATAGATGTAAATCCAAGACCAGCATATATGTATGACAAACAAACAGATTCTTGGCATCAGATATCTGGGGTAGTTGATACAAATAGAAACTATGTATGGACAGGATATCATTTATATGAAGCCCCAGCAAGTTTTGATGATGTATTAAATACAAAAAACATAATTGCCAATGGCACAGCAAGCGTAAATGGTAGTGCTCAATTTAATGGAAACTTAAGAATTAACGGTGGAATAAATGTATTTGCAACAACAGCCGCAAGAGATGCAGCAATTCCAAGTCCAGTTGCTGGAACAATTGCATATGTAACATCAGTACCACAAAGACTATATATATGGGATGGAGCACAATGGGACATTGTTGTGACTTCAAACCCAGCATAAGGAATAGCAATGGCCAAACCAAGTAGAATAAATAATAAACCATTAAGTAAAAAAAAGACAATATCTAATTCTGTTACAAGAAAAGGTTTTCAAGAAAAAGATATAGTTAGATCATTTTCTGATAACTTTGATTTCTTTGGACCCTGGAGAAACATACAGGGCGATTGGCAATCAAATGCATCTCAAGCCTATACTCCAACATCTGCAACAAGTTATCCAATATCAATTAATTATGACATTGTAGACGCAGACATCACTGCTCAAATATCAACATTTGGTAGCGGTGCTGGCTTAGCATTTTGGGTTTCTGGTCCTGGAGATTGGTGGGGTGCAATTCCTTACTATACTTCAAACTCTGAACAATACGTTAGTTCATATTATAATTGCAACTGTAGGCAAATGGGATGTTGGGGACACTATTGCCATGCCACACATGGATGTCATGACGTATGTGGAGAAACATGTGATCAATGTCCAAACTATTCAACTGGAACAAGATATAGATTTTACGTAAGAGTTATCAAGGCAGTTGGTGGAACAGTTAGCACAGTTCAAGATGTTGAAGTTAGAACAACTTTGAATGATTCAAATGATAACTTTGCAGGTATTAGAGTAGTTACCAATCAAGCAAATATAAAAGTTTATGGAATTCAAGATGGTGGAGCCTATCATTCTACTATTTTAGATAGGAACGAACCATCAGCAAACAAAGGTCCAAACACAGGCATAATCTATGCACCTGGTGGAACTGCAACATCCAATGTTTTAGACTCTTACATCGCCTCAGCAAATTAGGAAATAAATGAGCATAAAATCTGCTTGGGAAATATGGAAAGATAAAAATTCAGCAAAGCCTTGGGATTACTTTAATCCAAATATAGTTCATATTAATGAAACTATGAAAAATGATAGGATGGATATTTGTAATTCTTGTGATAGATTTATTAAATCAACCACTCAATGTAAAGAGTGTGGGTGCATTATGAAAATAAAGACATCTCTGCCCCACGCTAGTTGCCCACTGGGAAAGTGGAATCAAGTTGATGGTGTATAATTATTTTGGAGGCCAATATGAATCTAGGCAATAATTTTCCAGGACCATTTTTATTTGCTCAAGTTGTTGATGGGCAGGTTAAAAATATGTTCGGTGCTAATGAAAGGCTTGGTGCTATATTATTAAGCAATCCAATAGTTTTAGATATAACAGGAAGAGATTTTAAAACAGAAGGCCCAATGCCAGGATGGACATGGGACGGAACTAATTTTAATCCACCAGTGGAGGAATAATGACAGAACAATTTGTATCTCCTAGAATGTTAGCATTTGTTATAGACGGAGAAGTTGTTGAAATACTAGCACTTCCAGATAGAGTTGCAGATGTTTTTTTACAAGATCATCAAAATGTAGATGTTTCAAATAGAGATGTTTTAAAAGAAGGTCCACTAGAAGGATGGATTTGGGACGGAGTTCATTGGCAAAATCCTAATGAAGGTCCTTTTTATCAAACAGTTTTTTATCCAAACTTGGAGAACTAAATGCCAGTTAATGACAACTCACCCAAATTAGCAAGAGTGTATGACTCTAGTGCAAGCGTTTGGATACCATTGGCTGGAGTTCCTTCACCACATACTCATGACATTACTAATTTAGGATTGGTCCAAATTAGCAATCCTCAAAATGGAGACATACTAGTTTATAGTTCTTCAGCAAGTGCATGGGTAAATCAACAACCATAATTGACATCAGTGACATACACTGATATAATTTAATAACTAAAAGAAAGAGAATAATGACCGAATCAAAACCAACCATTTGTTTTTTAACTTACGATTGGGCTTTTGGTACCTCACCTTTACAACCTAATGGATGTGCTTGGTATAGATGTTATCTACCAATGAAAGAATTAGAAAAACTTGGCTGGACCACTGGAATGGGATTTCCAGGGTATAGCGATGAACATGGTTTTGGATTATTAATACCAGATCAAAAAGCAATACACGGATGGGAAATCGTAGTATTAAAATTAATGATGTTAGACAAATTTGTTGAACAAATTCCAAAAGCACAAGAAAGAGGTCAAAAGATAGTTATTGATATCGATGATCATCATGCTGGATTAGAACCCTCAAATATGGCTTATAAGTCAACAGACCCAGCAACTAACCCTAGAAATAACAGAGTGCATTATTTTAAAACTATGGAACTAGCAGATGCTCTAGTAACCTCTACTCCTTTCTTATATGATTACTACAAAAAAGAATATCCAAACAAACCCATATTTATGGTTAGAAATGGAATTGATCCACAATATTTTAGTTTCAGAAAGGATACTTCTGGAAACTGGCCAACCGCTGGATGGGTTGGTGCAACACCTTGGCGTTCAAACGATCTAGAAACATTAAACCCATTTGTTGGTGAATTTTTAGAAAATAAAAAATGGAGATTTCATCATGCAGGTCATATTTTAAACGCACCTACAGTAGAAGAACAATTAGGCATACCACATAACTTATATACTTCAGAGCCAATGCAGCCAATTCTAGATTATAAAAAAATGTTTAGAAAGTTAGATGTAGGAATAGTTCCATTGAATAAGGTAGAATTTAATCGTGCAAAATCATTTATTAAAGGATTAGAATATACAGCAGCAGGAGTACCGTGGATAGCCACAGATTTTGAAGAATATAACTATATAAATAAAGAATTTGGTATAGGAAGAGTGGCCTCAACACCAGAAGAATGGCTAGGTCATTTTGAAGAGTTGAGTAATCAAAAAACTAGAAACAAAGAGCGTCAAGAAAATATGCGTCTTGTTAGAGAATTCCATAGCATGGAAAAGCGTGGTCCTGATTGGGATCGTGTTTATAAAGAAATATTGGCTCTTTAATACCAACCACGCTGGCTTCTAAAGTGCCAAGCGTTGCATCCATCACCATAAATTAATTTAACATATACAACCATTGCATCAATTTGATCATATGGATTTTTAGTCTTTTCAGAATCTATCAATCCCCAGGTGCTATTTAAGAATTGACCTATTCCAAATGCTGTAGATTTAGGATTTTGAGCAAGAGGATTCCAATCGCTTTCTTTATCAATAATCTTAAAATAACATGATTCTTCTTGATCTGGAACTATGTCTTTCAAATACTCTTGATATGCAGCAATAGCCTTGTCTGATTTAGGATCTTCGAATCTAGCCTTAGAACGTGCTGCAGTAGTGCTAGAAGCCTCTCTAGCGGCCTTTACAGCCCCTAAAACACTTGAAGTGGTCTGTCCTTCTGGGACGACCACTAACGGTTCTGCGGGGTATTGAATATACGATCTATCCAGTCGATTAATATACGTTCCAACAATAATAAATACCATTAATGCTAATAATACTTTCTTCATAAGTTACCTCCTTGAAGAAGCCATTTTTAGTTACCATACTAGTATAACCCTTAAAATCCCAAAAATCAAGTATTTTTAAAAAATGTTATAAGTGAGATTATTTAATATTTCTTATATCTTTAAATGTGTTGATAGCGTCTTTTATTCTTTTTTGAGTATTTAAGCCTAAATCAAAACTACTATCACATGATATGCAATGAATAATAGGGTCATTATCTTTATTTATTTTTACAATTACAATATCTGACTCATCAAAAGGGCATGTGATTTTTTGCACAAAACCTTTCTTGGCCAACTTGTTGTATAAATGTATATCTTGGAACGTAACCATTGACTCTCCTCATAAACTCGTGTACAATACTATTATCTCATAAAATCAAAAAACTAGGAGTTGTATTTATTTATGTCATTTATTAACGAAAACGGATCCATAACAGATCCATATAAAAACTTTATTCATATCTCAAGATATGCAAGGTGGATAGAAGAAAAAAATAGAAGAGAAACCTGGGTAGAAACGGTTGATCGATATATAAACTTTATGAAGGACCACTTGGTATTAAACTATGGCTATAGCCCAAATGCTAAGATTTTTGACGAAGTAAAAGATGCAATTTTAAATCACAGAATTATGCCTTCAATGAGAGCATTGATGACTGCAGGTCCAGCATTAGAGCGTGATCATATTGCAGCCTATAACTGTTCTTTCATTGCAGTAGATAGTCTACGTGCATTTGATGAAGCAATGTATGTATTGATGAACGGAACAGGAGTTGGATTTAGTGTTGAATCAAAATATGTTGATTCCCTTCCAGTCATAGCAGAATCATTTAATCAAACTGCAACAACTATTGTCGTAGAAGACTCTAAGTTAGGATGGGCAAAAGCGTTTAAAGAATTAATTGCTTTATTGTCACAAGGTCAAGTTCCTCAATGGGATATGTCAAAGGTTCGCCCATCAGGTGCAAGATTAAAAACTTTTGGTGGACGTGCTTCTGGCCCAGGACCTCTTAGTGCATTATTTACATTTACAACAGATACTTTTAAAAATGCAGCAGGTCGCAGATTAAAGCCAATTGAGGCACATGACTTAATGTGTAAAGTTGGAGAGGTAGTTGTAGTAGGAGGAGTACGCCGCAGTGCTCTAATCAGTCTTTCTAATCTTGATGATTTTGAAATGGCAAAAGCAAAGAGTGGATCTTGGTGGGAAACTCAACCTCAAAGATCTTTAGCAAACAATTCTGCCGTATACAACGCAAAACCAAATACTGCACAATTCTTACGTGAATGGAGAAACCTATACGAATCAAAGTCTGGCGAAAGAGGAATCTACAACATTGACTCAGTTCGTAAACACGTAGAATCTTTTGGAAGAAGAGATGCATCACTTGTCTCTGGAACAAATCCATGTGGAGAAATCATCTTGCGTCCAAATGAATTTTGTAATTTAACAGAGGTAGTCATTTCTGCAGAAGATACAAGAGAAGACTTAATGGAAAAGGTTAAACTTGCTACAATACTTGGAACATGGCAATCAACATTGACTAACTTTAAGTATCTTCGTAAAACATGGAAAGATAATTGTGAAGAAGAAAGATTACTAGGAGTTTCCTTAACTGGAATTTATGGTAACAAGATTACTTCAACAGCAGGAAAAGCATTAGAGCAGTTGTTGACTGACATGAGATTAGAATCAGTTAGAGTTAATGATCACGAAGCAAAGAAATTAAACATTAACCCTTCTGTATCAATTACTTGTGTTAAGCCTTCTGGCACTGTAAGTCAACTGGTCGGGGTGTCTAGCGGAATTCATCCGTGGTATTCAGAATACTACGTTAGAAGTGTTCGTGGTTCAAACAATGATCCTTTAACACAATTCTTAAAAGATTCAGGAGTTCCAAATGAACCAGATGTAATGAAGCCTGATGAAACAACAGTGTTTTATTTTCCTCAAAAGGCTCCAAAGAATGCAACTGTAACAAAAGATTTAACAGCCATAGATCATCTAGAGATGTGGAAGATTTATAGAACTCATTGGACTGAGCATAACCCTAGCGTTACGATCAATGTTCACGAAGATGAATGGCTAAGAGTAGGTGCTTGGGTATTTGATAACTTTGATTCAATTGGTGGTGTGTCTTTCTTACCAGCAAGTGAGCATACTTATAAGCAGGCTCCATATCAAGAAATTTCTAAAGATGAATATGAAGAATGGGTAAAGAAATCTCCTTCTAATATTCAATGGGAAATGCTTTCAATATATGAAAAAGAAGATGGAACCACTGGAACACAGGAACTTTCTTGCGTTGCTGGGGTATGCGAAATAGTAGATATTACTAAGTAGCAACATGCTAAAATAGATTAGAGGTATCATGACCCATAAAATTTCTAATCTATATGCATCTAAAATTTTTGCTGAGCATCCAATATCCATGTGGGCACTAGATGACAAATCATACAACCCATCATTATTGACCCAATCTCAAAAATCACTAGACTACCTTGTTCCAGACTATGCAGATTGGGGTACTGCTTCTGCAATAACAGTAACATCAGCCGAACTGCCAGAAGAGTCTTTTAGGCTTCTATCAAGAAATGATATTGAAGAAGATCTGGTAACCCTCACTGGACCACTAGTAAGTGCAAGTGCTTTTGATTCAACAAAAAGTACAGTATGCTTTAATATTTTTGTATATGCATTGCAAACATTAGTAGATTACTTTGAAATAGGACTTCTGTATAATACATCCGCCTCATCTACATTTTATGACAGCACTCAAGTAAACGGAATAGCAATAACAGCGTGGCAAAAATTACAGTTTACTTCAGACTTTCCAGATCAATTTTTGTCTGTTCAGCCAATTATAAAAATAAAGTATATAGACGGTGCAGTGCTCGAACAGTATTCAGTTTTGTTTAATGCTTGGTCTTTGGGCCAATGGTCAGAAGAATTTAATTGGGAATCAACTGGAACCATACCAGAAACACTGACAGACAGTTCTTTAATATCACTACTACCAAACACAAGTTATAAAGTTGTTGAGGCAGACGCATATGGATTTAATGAAGAAGATAAAGGATATTACTTAGTAGATAATAACAAACCTTTGTCAATTAATACCAGCATGCCAATGGTTTACGGTGCTGGCAACATTACTCATATAGAACCTCCAATTACAAGTGGCATGCCAAGTCTTGTAATACCAGGAAAAGGATTTTTAAATGAATCAGGAAGATATCAGAATAGGACTTTAGAATTTTGGTTTAGATTATATTCTGACCTACATCAAGAATTTAGAATAATTGGACCAATATCTTCAAATGATGGATTATATGTAGATCAAGAATATCTAACTTTAAAAATAGGAAAAGATAAAAAGTCTTACTTTGTTGGTAAATGGTTTAGGCCTATGCTATTAGATGTTAGATATGGAAAAGACACAGCAAGTATTCTTTTAAACGGAGAAGAAGTTTTGTCTATGGATATTGATCAAGATTATATTTCTTTCCCAGCATCTAATGAAGACTGGATAGGATTTTTTGGACACGAAGATATTCACCCTTTTGATCTTGACTGTATAGCAATTTATCCCTATTTAGTTCCAGGAGAAGTTGCAAAAAGAAGATTTGTTTATGGTCAAGGAGTAGTAGGTAGTGAAATTATAGTTAACAACTTTGATGGAAACTCTTTATATATAGACTTCCCATTTGCAAACTATAGTTCAACAATGAGTTATCCAGAAAATAATAACTGGAATGGTGGGTACTTTAACAATCTAAACGCTACATCTAAATATATAGGATCCTTAGATTACAATCTTCCAGAAATACTTCACTATCAAGACATAGGAAACCTAGACATATATTCAGACAACTTCTTACTTCAAAGTGGCAGTGTGCCATTCTTTAATTTATCACCAAGTGCTAGTTACTCAAACATAAATTCTTCTATACATTTTAGTACCTTAGCACAACTATCTTCTCCAACAAAGTCAGTATTTGCTATGTTTAAATCAACCAATGCACTTATAAATAGCAAGAAAACCTTGATGTATTTTAAGAATTCTTTTAACTCAGATATATTTGAAATTGCTATAAATGGATCTAGCGTTCAATACTTGTTTAACGATGTTCTTCAGCACTCTGCAAGCGTTTCCGCATCAACCTATTTTATGGTTGGCTTAGACATGGACAGTGTATCTTCAGAACTGCAAACAACACTAGGAAACTTTTTTTCAAATCCTCAAAACATATCTTTAGATATAGGTGGCAATGGAGCAAATACCTTTACTGGAAACATATACAATGTAACTTTTAATAATAGATTCTTTACAGACAAAGATTGTTCAACATGGTTTAATCAAAATGGATTTATAAATAAAGATATCTCTAATGATGAGGCTACTCTTCAATATATAGGATGCTACAGTTTGACAACCATAAGATCAAACCCAGCAACATACTTAGACGTGGCAACTGCGGGGTATTGGGAAGACTCCATACCATTATCCTACTTTGGTAAATATATTCAAGATAGAAGTGGAAATAGTTATTACGACTTAGACATGATTCAATTTAATATAGACTACTCTTCAAACCCAATTATTAATATTCCACAACATAACAACTTTACACTTCCAAATCATGCCTTAAAGTCTTACCTAACAATACAAAATTATCAACAAGTAGGAAAGATCCCATACACATCATACTCAAGCACAGTTAACACTACAAACTATAGGGTAGTTGACTTTGATAACACCATAGATGTTGTTTCTACCAAGTATGAAATTGTAGACGGAACAGCCATATTCCCACCTAAGGAACTAGTAGATTTTGAAGAGTACTACGTCACCTTACACTTAGAGGTTAAATCAAAGGGTGTTAAGACATATCCTACAAATATTGCAAAAATGTCCTTAGCATCTATTGCCCATAACGAAACAGAATTTTTTGGTATAGGAACAAAGACTGGAAATACAATATATCCAATAGTTAAATATGGAGATGTATATTCATACAAGTCAAAGAATCCATTTAGAATATATAGAGAATCTACTCCATACCTATATTTGACAGGAGACTCTGGAATATCATGCTTGGCTAATAGTGACGCAGCAGTAACAAAGGGCTTCTCAATTCCAATTAACTCTCAAAGATCTTCACAGTATATTCTCGGGGGTATTCAATTATGGCTAATGTACAATCAAAATGAAACTATGAACTATTCAAAGAAGATAGCAAAATTAGTTACACCAGATAAGAAGTTAGATATATATTTAATTCCAGAATCAGGAGGAAGTGCAAAGAGGGCATTTTTGAAAGCCTTTGACTCAGAGACTGGATATGAAGATATAACAATTGATTTTTATCAAAATGGAATACAAATTCAAAATCCAGTTATTAAGCCACTAATGTGGACATCCTTAGTTCTTTCCTTTGGGTCATCAATACCTTTAAATGGAATATCTGGACAATTAGAACTTTATAACGGAATGGTATACAACAACATTGCCTTCTATAAGAGATCATCACTGGTGCTTGGTCAAAGCATTAGTGAAAGAACTTGGCAGCAAGTAAAGACAACAGAGGGTGTTATTAATAACCAAATAGAACAAATAGATTTACAATGGGAAGATTGGTATAACACATTCTGGTTGGACTTACTAGAGAAAAGAACAACTTTAACTTATATTATTGACGGAGAAAGAATCTTTGGTGCTTATTTAGGTATTTCAAATTCAATTATTTCAGATTCTTCGATAGTAGAGTTAGAAGCAGAAGGACTAGATGTATTTTCTGACGTTGAATGGGATCAATTTGTTGGCAGACCAGTTTAATATGGTATACTTGTTGACATGAATCAAAAGAAACTTAAAAATAATGGTAAGCCTAGAATATCTATAGTAGAAAAAAAGTCAGACTGGGGTATTTATGTTTGGATGTGTGACTTTGATAACAAGCCCTACGGAGATGGAAATGGCAATATCATGAATATTCCAGGTAGGCCATACGACTTAGAGAAGATGGCAAAAATAAGAAAAGCAGCAGAACACTATGGAGCACCAGCAGGCAAGGTTATGTTTATGGCTGGGGTTAATAGAGTTACAGACGAAGAACACTCAGAACAGATAGACAGAATGAAATCAGGACTTATCCCAAGTGAAACAGATATAGGTGCTTGGATGGCAGCAGAAAAGGGATTTAAGAAACATGGAAGATAACGAAGCAATAGCAAGAATAGATCAATTAGATAAAGCAGAAAAAAAAGACAGAGTAGACTCTTTTGGAACCAGCGTTGAAATAGTAAAGTCATATGACGGAATGAGTCATAACTTTAAACGTAAAGCAGCAAGAATGCTAAACAAGGCATTCACTGGTGTAGATGATGCAAAATCAAAACAACTATTTCCAGAGCAAGACATGGTTACAGCATATGGTCTTTTTGACGTAGTTATTCCACCTTATAACCTAGACGAGTTAGCATATTTTTATGAAAACTCATTTGCAAACCACGCTGCCATCGCAGCAAAAGTGTCTAACATAGTTGGCCTTGGTTATGGATTTGAAATTACAGACGGAACAATGGCAAGACTTGAAGAAGCAGAGTCAGAAGAGTCATTGATGAGGGCACAAAGAAAAATTCAAAGAATTAAGTCTCAAGTAACTGACTGGTTAGAAAGTTTAAATGATGAAGATACATTTACACATGTATTAGAAAAAGTATACACAGATGTTGAAACAGTTGGAAACGGATACATAGAAATAGGACGTAAAGTAAATGGTGAAATTGGATACATTGGTCATATACCAGCAACCACAATTCGTGTACGCCGTATGCGTGATGGATATATTCAAATAGTAAATCAAAAGGTTGTTTACTTTAGAAACTTTCAAGGTAAAACAGCAAACCCTGTAACAAGCGATAATAGACCAAACGAACTAATTCATATTAAAAAGTATTCTCCAAAGAACTCATACTATGGAGTTCCAGATACAGTTTCAGCAGCAACCTCAATGGTTGGAAACGAATTAGCAGCAAAATATAACGTTGATTATTTTGAAAATAAAGCAGTTCCTAGATACATTGCTACCTTAAAAGGTGCAAAACTTAGTTCAGATGCAGAAGATAAGTTCTTTAGATTTATGCAATCAGGACTCAAAGGTCAAAACCACAGAACTCTTTATATACCACTTCCTGGAGATGGACCAGATAATAAGGTAGAGTTTAAGTTAGATCCTATTGAAAACGGAATTCAAGATGGATCGTTTGACAGGTATCGTAAGGCAAATCGTGACGATATCTTGATGGCTCACCAAGTTCCATATTCAAAAGTAGGTGGGGGTGCTGGGGTATCAATTGCCTCCGCATTGGTAGCAGACAGAACATTTAAAGAGCAAGTTGCTAGACCTTCTCAAAGAAATCTAGAAAAGACTATTAACAAGATTGTAAAAGAAAAGACTGATGTAGTAGTCCTCAAGTTTAACGAACTAACCCTGACAGATGAACAAACACAAAGTCAGATTGATGAAAGATACCTAAGAATGCAGGTATTGGTTCCAAATGAAGTTCGTGAAAGACTTGGCTATCCAGTTAGACCTGGAGGGTCAGATCCAATAGTTATGGGTGCTCAAGCAAGAGCAGAGCAAACAGCCCAGGCTACTGGAAATAGAAATAGAGATCAAGAAAGAACAAACAACGCATCAGACTCACCATCAACCAACTCTGGCAGAAATGCACAGGGCGAGGGTAGATCTCAACAATAGTTGTAAAGTTCCTATAAACACTGATTATAATAGAGGTAGTATGACTAATTTGCATAAAGCATTTTGGCACTCAGAGGACAACAGTATCAAGTTGTCAATGCCAATTGCTAAAGTCGATAAAGAGAAACGAATCGTTTCTGGTTTTGCAACCCTTGACAACGTTGACAAACAAGAGGATATAGTTCCTACTGACGTTAGCGTAAAAGCCTTTGAAAGATTCCGTGGCAACCTACGTGAAATGCACATGCCTATTGCAGTCGGCAGGGTAGTGTCATTTAAATCAGAACAGTTTTATAATAAAGAAGAAGATAAATTTTATAATGGAGTTTTCGTAAATGCATATATTTCTAAAGGTGCTCAGGATACTTGGGAAAAGGTTCTTGATGGTACTCTTTCTGGCTTTTCTATTGGTGGCAATATCAAAGATTCTGAACAAGTCTACGATGCCAAGATGGACAAGTCAATTCGTGTTATTAAAGACTATGACCTCCATGAACTCTCATTAGTAGACAATCCAGCCAATCAATTTGCAAACATTGTATCAATTGAGAAAATGGCTGACGGTCAAAATAAAATTGATGGTATTATTAGTAAGGTAGACCTTGAGAATGTTTATTGGTGTGAGTCAGACTCACTCATTAGATTATCTCAAGATGAATCTTCCTCATGTCCGTCTTGCGACAAAGGCATGAGCAATATTGGTTTCGTTGAATCAAACGATAACGAAAAGAATTCTGTGATTAAAGGCTTATTAGTATCGCAGAAAAATAGACTTGATGAAAAAGTAATCAAGTCTGACAATCCTATTAAGGAGGGGAATGAAATGGCAAATGAAAATGTAGAAGTTGCAAAGGCTGAAGAAGTTAAAGCAACAGAAGAAAACATTGTAAAGTCTGAGGGAACTGAAGAAGCAGCACCTGCAGAAGAAGCAGCACCTGCTGAAGAAGCAGCACCTGCTGAAGAAGCAGCACCTGCTGAAGAAACAGCACCTGCTGAAGAAGCAGCACCTGCTGAAGAAGCAGCACCTGCTGAAGAAGTAACCCCAGCAGAAGATGCCGCCACTCCTGCCGAAGAAGCACCTGCTGACTTGGCAAAGGCTGTAGACACAGTACAAGAATCTATTGACGAGGTTCAAAATACAGTCGCTTCAGCACTTGGAGACTTGGTAGCAACAGTAAAGTCACTAAATGACAAAATGTTAGAACTACAAAAAAGCATTGCATCCGCACAAGATGAAATTAAATCTGTAAAAGGCAATGTAGAAGAGTTTGGAAAGCGTGTTGACTCACTAGAAGATGACACTGCTGTCCGTAAATCTGGCGACCTAGGCGGGGTCGTTCAAGAAGAAAAAATAACAAAAAAAGCAATGTGGGGCGGGCGTTTCCTCAATACCGCTGACCTATATCGCTAATTCACTGGGAGGTGAAATATTATGGCAGAAAATGACATTTTAAATAAGGCTGCAAGTACAGGATCAATCGTTTCTGGAGGAATTGGTGGTGTAACACAACCAGTTGCTGGAGACCTTGGTGTATACGGTGCTACTACAAATGATGGTGGTATCTTATCTCCTGAACAATCACGCCAATTTATCGAATATATTTTCGAACAACAAGTACTAGCACGTGACGGACGCAGAGTAACAATGCGT